TGTAAATTTTTAAGTAATTTCTGTTTTTGATTAGTAGTATTACTTTTCCAATCCTCTACATCTCCATGTTCAGTCACATAGGTATTTTCATTATCAATAAGAGTCATTGTGTAGTCTTCTATTTCTCTTAAAAAAGATTTTATGTTACCTTGCATTAGATTTTTTTCATACTCCTCGTATAAACCAGCCTCTCTTAAACTAGCTTCATATTCAACAGTACAGTCAAAACAAAAGCCATGAATTTTATACATCTTTTTATGTAAATGATGATTCATTGACCCACTACACTTAGGACATGCAAGTGGTATTCTTATTGCTTTTTTTGCTTTATCTAATTTAGTAATATTCTGTTTAATACCATTTTTAATAGTCCATGTTTTACCATTTTCTTCCCAAATGTCTCCTTCAGAATATCTAGTAAACTTTTTCTGATATCCAATTTGTTGTTTTGTCTTACCAGTAAAGTCTTTGTTAACTAAATTTCTTACTCTTTGAATATCACTTTCCTTGAACTCTTTTTTAAGTAGAGATTCATTCATAACCTAACTCTTTTAATTTTTCTATAACATGGTTAACGTCTCCGTTTTTACATCTAATAGCTATACCGCCTTTAGAAGCCCATTCATTTATATTTGATTTTTTATCGTCTATTAATATACTATTTTCATTTGCATATCTTTGCTTATCAGCTGAATATGCCATAATAACCTTTGGTTTAGGGTTTAATTTATTTTTAGCCCATAATTGTTTACCTAATCTAGAGCTGTTATGCCTAGACGGAGATGTTAATAAGTCTGGTTTATAAGGTTTAATAAAGTCCCATAAACGTTTACCTTCAGGCATCCAATCCATTCCTACCCAAAATCTAACTCCTATTTTAGTATCTATAAGATGCCAAAATTGTTCTATACCATACTTCTTTTCATATTCTTGAGGATGCATACCACTAAAGTGTTCAAATCTTGATTCAAAATTAGTAAGTACTCCATCCATATCACAATATATCTTATATTTCGGTACTTCTTTTACTTCTGGTATTGGATATGCTTCCAATAAATCTACTATACTTGTATTCATAACCTTTGTTTAATACCTAAAGCTGGTATACGTTTATTCCAAAGAGCCTTAATTTTAGGTCTTTCCTCAGGTGTTACTTTAGCTTTATCAAAATAATCGTCTACTACATCTGCAAATGGAGTTTTAGATTTTTTAGCTTTGTAATACATACCTTGAATCATTGCGTCTACTTCTTTAGGAAGTTTATAATATTCATCTTTATCCAACATGCCAGCATCTATCAAGTCTCTTAAAGTTTGATCATCTGGAATGTATTTACCTTGTTTAAGGTTTTCACCATCTTGTGTAAGGTGTTCTATTTCATGTCTAATAACATCTTTAATGTCAAATGAAACATCTTTCCAATTTACATTTTTAGAAAGTTCAAATACTACATTAATAAGAGGTTGTATTTCATTACCCTCTTTATCGTAACCTGCATTAGCTCCTCCGTCTACACTATATGTGTCGTCGGTAAGTTTCATATAAATGTCTAGATCAAACTCTAAACTGTGATTATAATCAGAGTCAGGTTCTGGTCCAATACGAAAAGATTTTTTTACTTCCTTACCTTTGTCGTATGCATTTTTAAAAACTTTAAATATTGCAGAAGATAAATCATTTGTAATCTTATCATACTTTCCTTCATTCATTTTAGCTTTTTTACTTTTAGTTAAAGCTTTACCTGCTTTTTTAGCTGCTTTATATGCTTTAGAATTACCATGAGATTTTTTCTTACCTGATTTCTTTTTAGCATTTATATTAGCCCATAAACTTTCATTTTGATTCTTAAGAGAATCTTCCCAATTTCTAAAAGTAATGTTACCTTGCATATAAGCTTCTGCTTCTATTTCAAGTAAATTTTTATCTTCAGTAGTATTAGTTGTTTGTATATTACTAAGTCTACCTTCTAAATTTTGCATATGATGAACCATTTCATGAGAAAAAGATCTAACTATATCTTTATTATGTCTTCCATCTACAAATAAAACTATTTCTTTAACATTAGGGTCATAATAAGCTGTTCTACCAAAAAAGTTTTTAGAGTTATCCTCATCATGTCTTATTTTAATTTCTGGTAAAGGAGTTATGTTCATCTTTTTATCTAACATATACTCTAATAATGAACCAATATAATCTTGAAGTTGTAGTTCTTCTACTTTTTTATATCCTGAACCGTATGGTGCAGCTTTTCCGTCTTGAGGGTCAGCAGTTTCAAACATAGCTTCAAAAAGATCTTCCATCTTTTGATTCATTACTTCTGCTATAATATTATCTTTTAACATTCTCATAATCTTAAATAGCTCCTCTCTGTTAAGTTCTTTTGGAAAGAAGTCAATTATATCATCTAAACTTCCTTGTAACGCTGCTTTACGCAAATCAGATGCTCTTACGTTAGCATCAGGTGTTGAAGTAATTAATAATCCTTCTACATGTGGAGTATTTTTGAAAGTAGTTATTCTTTTTAAATCAGAAAAGTCACTTTCATCTCTTACACCTGTAATTGCATAAAATTTATCTTCAGTGTTAGATTTTGCATAATCTTTAGCAGCAAACATTGGATTCTTTTGACCGTCCATTACTTCAAGTCCTGGTAAATATTTAGCATACATTTGCCATATAGCTATTGCTTCACCTTTTGTAATGCCGTTCCTTTCTCCTCCTCCAGGAAATACTATTACTTTATTTATTTTATCAACTTTACCTTCTTTACCTGATAAAGCTTTAGTACCTACATCCTGATAATTATCAATCGAGTAAACATGACCACCGTGGTTGCCTTTCAAAAGTCTCTTTACGACTTCGAAATGACCTCTATGAGGTGGTTTAAATGCTCCTGGGTATAATGCTATCATTTTTCGTAATCTATAAATTGATGGTCATTAGGTCCGCATACAGAATCAACTAATTTCTTTAATTCTTCAAATGAGTTTATTTTAGTAACACTTTCTATACTTACGTTCTTACCATCGGTTATAAGACTGAAGTTTTCATTGCTAGGTTTAACTGCTTTTTTGCAAAATCCACCATAACCTAATGTAAAATAGTTACGATTTGTAGTAGAGCCTTCTACTGCATTAATATAGTATGCTACTTTGTTACTGTCGTATTCATCCCATTTTGAATTATCATCATTTAAATCTTCAGGGTCATGATCAAAAACAAAGTCTATTATTTCTAATCCTTCTTTAATTTTTACTTTATGTAAGTAATAAGGAAATGGATATTCACGTTCATAATAAAAATCACCACATGCTCTATCTATAGCCTGTAATAAAGTACCTGCATGAAAAGTAGAATCATTACTAAAATTACTTTTTTTCAAAGCTATATGATAATTAATTTCAGGCAGTACTTTAGAAGGTGCTTTTATTCCCGTTTTTTCAAGTAATATGTTAGTTAGTTTTATCATTTTAAAAACGCTTGTACTTTTTGATCTATTTCTTTAGGAGTAGAGTGCTGTAAAAGTTCTTGAAATTTAGGACTAAAAACCATATCTGCTATATTAGTTAGTACCTGTTCTTCTTTTTCATCTGCACTTCTTTTTCTATCTCTATATTTTTTAACTGCGTCTTTTAGTTTATCTGCTCCAGGACCTACACCGTTCTTCTTATAAGCATCTATAAATGCTTTTTTTATAGCTCTATTTTCTCCGTAGTTATCTTTATCGTAATCAATACCATTTGAAGCTTTTAAAAATTCTTCTTCCTCTTGAGTAGATAATTCGATAGGTTTTCTAAAAGTAGAACCTCCTATGTTATTTTTTTCATTATACTTTTGTAAGTAATCTTTTATACCTTGAGCTCCATTTTTAGCTGCAGTATTAAATGCTTCTATTTCATTATTATATTTACCTCCCCTATCAGACACAAAAAGAGATAAATTACCTTTTGTAATTTTACTATAATCTTTTATTAATTGATAAACATTTCTCCAAGTAGAAAATACAGCTGCTGATGGAATGTTTCTTTTTCTATTAAAGTTAGAAATATAAGATATCATTGGATGAGTATATACCATTACCATGTAGATATCATACCCTTTGTCGACTAAGTCTTTAACCTTAGCAGGGTTTGATGCAGTAGTATCCCATACGAAAGACTTTTTATCTGTCGATAGGTTTTCCGCCTCTTTGTCCGCTAGACGAGCTCCTGCCCCCAGATTGTTGAATGCTTGATGATCTGGATCCTCCACGTATTTGTCCGGGTTGACTATTGGCATTGAAGTTAGGTCGAGTTGATTGAGTAGGTACGTTTTGCCCGCTCCAGCTCCTCCTGCCATAATAACCACTTTGGGGCGTGACTGGCGTTCTAGTATTAATTCTGATAGTTTTATCATTACTGTTAGTATTTACTGGTATTCCTCTTCTTCTTAAATTTTGAACTGTTTCATCTAATTTTTCATATCTTCCTCCGTCTTCGTATATTCCGTCTGAGAAGTTTCTTTCTCCTCTTCTACCTTTGACATTGACCCTAGTTGTTCCTCTACTCTGGGGTAGCTCCACTTTCGGTCTGATAGGTGTGCTATAAGAAATAGAAGGACGATAATACAAATCATTAAAGTAGAATCTGTTATTGCTCCAGCTTCTATTCCATCCCCAATAAGGGTTGTTCCAACCGTAGTTGTACGGGCTATATAATCCGTATAGTCCGAAGTTCCAATTGAATCGATTAAAGTTAAAATTACTGTTATCATAGTAGTGCTTTTGAAATTGCTTCAATGGTACCGCTAATGTATCTCCGGAAGAAGTTACTGTTAGAACTTTTTCCACTTTCATATAACCGTTTAGTTCATAGTTCCTATACGAACTACAACTACTTAAAGATAGTAAAAATATTACAATAAAACAAATTTTTATTAAGTTACTTTTCATAATTATAAATAGCTATAATTTAAGCGTTGTTGGGTAACTGTTGTATATTGGCTCAGTAGTAGGGTGATCAATCCTATAAAAATCATATATAGATTTAAATAAATTAAAATTCTTATCAATATCGTCAATAACCTTAACCTGCCATCCTTTACCTTGATATATACCTGCTTTTTTAGATTCAGATCTAGTATGAGCTTTCAACCAAATAATTCCTGTTCTATCTATTTTAATACCTTTCATCTCTTCCATAGCCTTAGCATAAGCTGAAAGTTGTAAGTTATAACTCTTATGTAAATGTTTAGAAGTTTTTATGTCTAATAACCAAACTTCGTCTTCCATTTTGACTAGTAAGTCTGCAGTACCTGCATATCTGTGGGTATCTGAATATACAAACTCCTCAGCTGAAATAAGTTCTGGTTTGTATTTAGTCCAAAACTCATAAAATTTAAGTATCATCTCCCATACTATTTGAGAGTACCTAGCTCTACCATAATCGTCCATCCATTTTACTTCTCTACCTAGTACTAAGTCTTCGGCAGCTTCATGTACTTGTGTACCTTCTTTAGCAGCATGACGAGCAATAAGGTCGGAATTATGACCAACATCTTTTAACCAGTTTTCAAAAAACTGATTTCTTGGCATATATTGAAGTATAGTAGTAACGGACGGGTAATATACTCCATCCGACCTTTTGTAAACTCGTCTGTCTAAAAAATTAATTTGTTCTAACTTTTGATCGTAATCTAATCTTTGATTACCGTGTTCTTTTAGGATATTAGTTCCTTGTTTTATCATAATTGAAGTTTATGCATCATTAGACTTGATAGGTCTAATTCTTCTGCTTGTTGAGCAAAGGTAGTAAATGATTTAAAACCCATTTCAGATGGATCTTTATCTTTAATGTCCAATAAGAATACATTTTTACCTTGATTAAGAAATTGTTCTGATATTTGTAGAGCTCTATCTTGAGCATCTTCATCCAATGCGATGTAAACATCAGTCAGTGGGGACATAAGAATTTTTTGATATAACTGTCTTGATAACGACTTGCCTAAGATTGGAATAGCATTTCTTTTGATTGCCATTGCATCAAATACTCCTTCACAAAGTATAATTGGTAAGTTCCAGTTGATTAAACTTTCAAAGAATATTATGTCTTTGGAAGCTTCTGGGTTCCTGTATTTATAAAAGTTGCCATCGTAAGTTCGTGCAACAAAGTAGTTGAGTGAATTGGACTCAGAATAACTTGGGATAATAATTCTTCCTCCATATTCTCCAGATGTGCAGTATCCAATCCCATATTTAATAAAATCATTATCGTTAAGTCCTCTGTCATATAAATACTTTTTTACTTGATTAGCAGCAAATGAATTGATATCTGCTGAATATAGCTTTTTGTATTCTTTGGGTAACTCTACAACTGCTTTACTATAATAAGTAGTTTGTGCTCCTTTGGGAAGATACTTTAATACTTCTTTTGCTACTTGAGGAGGAGTTTTTAATTGCCTAAGAAGTGATCTTATAGTTCTACCTTTGGTATTACATACCCAACACTCCCAAGGATTTTCACCTTTTTCATCTGTATGGAAGTTTATTTCAAGTTTAGGTTTACGATGATTGCAGAAAGGACAATGGAAGGCATGATTTTCTCTTGCTTTCTTATGACTTTTGCCTAATAAATTTTCAATGGATCCTAAAAGGAAAGTATAATCCATAAACCAGTCCGTTATCTAAATAGATAAGATAAGAACTTTTATTCAAAAAAACAACTAGTTTTTAGAAATAATTTCATTTATAGCAGACTTAACAGACTTAACTATAAGTTCTTTATTACCTGTATCAAGATATTCTTCCAACTTAGATGCAATAGCCTCTGTCAATTTATCAATATCACTTGCAGTGAATTCTAATTGAGTTTTAGTTACTACTTTTTTATTTTCTAATATTACTTTTGATAGTTTCATGATAATTTATAATTAAAATCGATCTTAGGGTAATAGTACCTGTCACCATCATCATCGAAATCGTTATAATGTTGTCTTATTTCAAATCCTTTAGATTGTAATATTTTCATTATTTTTTCAAAAACTGAATTATCAACTTTGCTTCTTTGTCTGATAAGTACATGGCCGTATCCTTTACCTTTAAGTGGGTCGTCATCTTCTCTATCTTGATTATAAGCGCCCATAGAAACGAAAATATCGTCTATATTGAATTGATTTCTCAACTCTTGTTCAAGAGCTTCAGCAGCTTTATTTTCAAATATAATATCTAATAGTTTCATAATTAACAGTCACAGCAATTGCATTCGCAAGAGCTTCCGCAGTTACAAGTATTACAATTACATTTCATAGTTTATATATTTTAACAGTTAGATCACCTGAACCTTTAATGAGTCGATGATATGTCTCTCTAGGTATAAATAGTTTGTTCTCTGTCAATCTCTGAGGAAACTCATTATCGAGTTGGAATTGCCAGTTTGTAGAATGAGTAGCTTGAACGTACCTGTCTTCTTTATCTCTATGCCATACGAGTTCGAAAGATGAAGTTTTACTAGAAAACTCTCTTATAACATAACCATCTTCGTTTTTTTCTGAATATGGTTTACCAGTAACCTGAGAAGTTTGATGAGCCACCTAATGATTTCCAATAACGGCCAATATTGCATGACCAATAACCTGCTTTTGTTTTATCTTTCTTTTGAGCACATTTATGTCTTGCAGCAAAAGAAGCTCTTGCTCCTCTTTGCTTTAACTTAACTGAAAGACCTGTATCACCAAAAGATACTTTTTTAACATTACCTTTTTTACTCTTAACGTAGACGTAGAACTTTTTAGAACCACCTCTTTTAGGTTTGTTAAGTTGAACCTTTTTACCTCTGTATTCAGCTTCGGGTATGTAATCTACAGACGCTTTAAGCATATCAAATCCGTTGTAGTCGAAATTTTCATTTTGGATATTAATAGCTTTTCTGAACTTTTCCATGTTTATGTTACCCCCGATAGACTCTACTAATTCTTTTACTAATTCGTAATCGATCATTTCGTCTATAGAAGCAGCTTCATCGATTGTGTCTATATTTTCGATCATTTCGTCAATAACACACCCGATTTCAAACAGAGGGTTATAGTTAGGAGATACCATTGGTAGATCTAAAGGTACTCTCATACCATTATAATCTGCATACTCTCCAATATCAGTAGTTTCTAATAACTCAACATCTTCTTCGCTAAGTTCGATTTGCTCGTCTCTCAGAGCTTCTCTTGCTTCTTTGAACAATTGTATAAAGGCATCAGAAGAATAACGGTAGATATTCTCTGATAAAGTGAGCTTATTATCTAAATGATATTGTAGCGATGGCAATCCAATAATTTCTTTTAACTGTATCATATTATTTCATTTCTGGGTGAAAGAGGAACTTTATTATGTTTGCATCTTTAGCTACTTCCTTACCGTCTATTTCTATTCCTATAGGGTAAGGTTTAGTCTTGTCATCTGCCCAATAAGCTACATCGTAGCTTCTATCTTCATTACTGGTAACTAAAAGACCTCTATTATATTTATTTTCTTCTGCTTGAAGTACAACCATCTTACCGGTAGGAAGAATCATATCACCCATTAGTTTTATATCTCCTTCGTCGTAACCGTCTTCGTTATATCTATTTTCAGATCTAAAAGTTCTAGGAGCTTCTAAAGCATCAACTAAAGTATCTAATACATTCTCATCTTCGATACTCATAATTTTATCTATAATAAAATCAGCATCAGTTTGTTGTAGCATATCCTGTAGTTTCCTTTTTGCTACTCCCAATTCTTCTTTTAGTATTATATCACTTAGTTTCATTTATAAAATCTTTTCGGTAAAATTTACCTAGAATGTTATCGTTAATATATTGATGACTTCTAGCTTCAAGTACTTCATTTATAAATAGGTATTTGCACTCGAAATATGTAAGCTCCTTTTTACTCATGCAAATTTCAAGGATTCTCTTTTCCCATACTTGCCACTCTTTAGTAGCTTTACACTCTTTAAGGTACTCTTTTATTTTAGGGTGAGATCCATAATAATCCTTCCAATCTGATTCTTTTACAACTTTTCTCTTTCTTTTTTGACCCTTAAGAGGTGGGAGAGTTCTATTAAAATATAAAACTTTTTTACCTAAGTACTTCAGACCAGATGGTTGATGAACTACTTCGTAAATGAATCCGTATGTATCTTTTGGAAAGTCTGCTATGTCATTAAAGATCCTACCCTGGTATGTCCAGGACGGGTATGTCATATCCATATAATTAGGTTTTTGTGGCTAGAGCTTCGACTTTAACTCTTCTATTTGCAACTGCTGCTCTTTAACAGCTTGTATTAATAACGCCACGATTTTTTCATAACGAACAGCTAAATAGCCATTCTTTCTTTGTGCTACTACTTCTGGCAGCACTTTTTCGATTTCTTGAGCGATAACACCAACATCATGACCGCTATGCTCAGAATCACTATTCCAATCAAATTCATATCCTCCTATTTGATTTATTTTATCTATTGCACTTCCTATCGGAGTTACATTATCTTTTAATCTTTCGTCTGAAGAAGCAAATGCTATAATATCTCCTGAAGCTGATATAAGTCCATCAATAAACATATTACCACTAGCAGTAACACTTCCACTAAAGTGTGCCGAACCTGTAGTTATTATGTTACCAGAAATATTTATTCCTCCTGAACCTGTAATGTTCCTTGAATTCAAATCTAAATTACCTCCTAATTGAGGTGAAGCATCTACTACTAAACTGCTTATACCGCTACCACTTGTTGCAGCTTCTATAGACGCAGATACGTTTGCAATGCCAGGTAATGTTAACACTCCTGTTGCTTCTAAAGCACCGCTTACAATTTGATTACCTACAAAAGTATTGCTACCAGTTATTGCAAATGATGCAGTGTTAGGATGGGTAACAAATGATGCCGTAACATTATTTAAATTGCCTATTGATGTAAGGTTGGTTGCTATATTAGTCCCAATACTTGCTGATGTAGATGTAAATGATCCGGATATATCGGTTGCTATTTGAGCTGATGAAGATAATACTCCATTATCTGCTAGTAAAGAACCGCTAAAGCTTCCTGTAAATGATGAACCTGTAAAGTTAGTAGCAAACACTTTATTATTAGTGGTAACTGGTCCATTTATTTTTACACTACCTGTAAATATTTGATTATCATCTGACGAATTACCAAACTGGTTACTACCAGATGCATATTGAATAGATGAACTAACTAATACTGTTTCATATTGAGTAGCAGTTAAGGTACCTAATACTGTCATATTACCACTAAAATTACTCGAACCAGAAACTGATAAATGATCAGTAGCAAAGTTGTATGTAAAATTAGTTGATGAAGTAAAAAATGAAGAAGAAATATTATCTGATCCAGATTTTATTTGTATGTTGTATTGCTCTCCTACTGCTGTGGGTAGGTAAATTGTTTCTCCACTATCAAGAGATGATGACCTATGTAATACTAAACCGTATGGATTAGAAGGACTACCTAGTAACGATGAAGAGTAATATAACTCTCTAAAGTTCTGATCTAGTTCGGTATGTGTTAAAGGACTTCCTTTTGCCCCTCTAAACGTTATAGCCATCTTATTTGTTT